TAGTCGCTGGCATAATATGCCCAATCTACAACCGCGCTCATTGTGTCACCTCTCAGGTGGCAGAGGCCGCGTTGACGATGATGCCGCCGCTCCTGGCGTTCAGTTTGAACGCACCGTAATAGTACCGCTCATAGTAGAGGTACTTCCCCTTGCTCTGAGCGGTCGGGGCGCCCAGCATGGCGGTCTCATATTTCACGGGCGCGGCCACGGCCAGCGGGTCGACCAGGATCATGTTGATCTGACGCGCGCCGGTAGCGGGGACCCAGCCCTCGGTGAAGACGAAGGAAGACTTCATGATGTCCGCGGGCACTTCCCTGATGTTGATGCCGTCCAGGGTGGCCACATTGCGGTCCACGCCACGCGCGCCCGCGACGTCCACGAACCGGGTGAGGCCGGCCGCTTCCTTGAGGAGCTTGTAGGTGGCAGGGGTCATGTAGGCGGTCACGCGGTCACGCGGCACGCGGGCATTGGTCAGGGCCTCGAGATAGCCGTCCCAAGTGGTCAGGATATTCGCGGCGGTCAGCGCCGTGGTATCGGGGGTCACAAAGGAAAACAGCTTCGCGGCCAGATAGGCATCCATCTCCGGCACCTTCTGGAATTCGGTGAAGGTCCGGGTGATGTTGGCGATGGTCGCCACCTCGTTGGTTTCGTCGATGTCCATCGGGTCGACCAGGGTGGACCACTCCCGATCCATGTCGAGGGTGACGGGCTGCAGCGCGTTGTTCCAGTTGCGGGTGAAAGCGCCGGTCACGTTGTCACGGTCAGCGGCGGACGCGCCCTTCACCTCAAGGGTGGGGATGTACATGGTCTTGCCCATGCCGGACTTGTAGAGGCTGCTGTTGGGGGAGGCCCAAATCTCTCCGAAATAGGACAGATAGGGATACGCGTTGGCCAGCGCACGGCTGTACTCGGACGCATAGTTCACATTCGTGGGGGTGAAAGTCATTGCTCATGCTCCTTTCTTACTTCTTGGGGACGAATCCCCAAACCTTGGAGAAGGCGCTTTCCGCGCCCTCATCGCCCTTGGGCATCGCGCCCTTGTCAGGGCTGCCAAACTGCGGCTTGCTCTGCGGCTCCGCTGTGAAGTACTCTTCGTAATTCTCGCGGATGCTCGCAAGCTGGTCTTTGACGGCTTTGGCTCCGTCTGACCTGTCTACCATGCCGTAGACCGTCTCGAAAAACTTCGGCTTCACGCCCTTGAAGTCGTCGGAGGCCCTGGCCGTCTGCATCGCCTTGTAGGCGTCAAACTGGCCCTGGAGGGCTTTGTATTCGTCCGACGCCTTCACGTCGGGCTTTTCCAGCCCCTTCTCCCATTCGGCCCTGGCGTTGGTCAGCGCGGTTTCCTGTGCCGCCTGGGCAGTGCTCTTGCTCACATAGCCGTCATCCAGCGCCCGGCCGTACAGAGACATGACCTGTTCTGTCCGCTGCTCCGGGGTGAGATTTTCGTCCGCCATGATCTTGCCGATGGCTGCCCGCGTCATGATGTTGCCCATGTTACCCTCCTTTTTGCGGCCTGTTAGAGTGATAGGCCGATGCGTGTTTAACGCCCCGCCGGGCGTGATTTGTATGAAAAAACCGCCGTGAGGCGGTTCAATCATCGGCTGCCTTTTTGCGCGTGCGTTTAACGGCCTTTTTCGGGCCTTCTGCGGGCTTCTCTTCCGGGGTGGTGTTCTTGGCCGTCATCGGCTCGTGATCCACCTCAGCGCCGCACACAATGCACACCATCGCGCCGTTACGCTTGTACAATGCCGGGTGACTGCAGTTCATGGTCTGGTTCCTCCTTGTGTGAGTGTGGTCAGGATCCTGTCCCGCTCCGCCGTCGGGAAGTTCGCCGGGTCATAGTTGTCTTTCGCCGGGAAGGCTGCGTTGACCGGCGTCGCTTCCCGACCCTTGCGCCGGGTGCGTCCGGTTGCATCGCAGAAATCATCAATGTCGGCGCTGGCGTTGCGCACCTTCTCCTTCTGCGCCCGGATGGCCTCCGGGTCTGCGCCCTGGGCCTTCATGATGGCCAGCTCCCGCTTCTCCTCCCGGAGCTTGCGTTCCAGCTCCCGCTGCCGTTGACTGTCCGTGTAGGCCTTCTCGTTTTCCTCCGGGTCCTGCGGCTGGCCTTTCAGCGTCGAGAACCCGGGGATAAACGGCATCGGATAGTGTCCGCAGTTGACGCCGAACAGGCCGCCGCCGTAGCGGAACGACTCTACCTCGCCCTCCGCGTGGATCTCAATCCGGTCGCCGTCGAGATCCTCCGTCATGCCGGTCCGCCCGCTGGTGGAGAGGATCTTGCCCTGCCAGGGGTAGCACAGGGGCCGGGCACCATTGTGGCTCGACACCTGGTAGAGATCATTGCCGTATGCCTCGTTGCGCTCCATGACGGCGTCCCGGGCGGTGTTCATCAGCGTGGTCTTGATGTCCATTGCCACATAGGCCTCCGGACTCCACCGGTGCCCCGCGTGGTCCACAAAGCCGGTCAGGCCGTTGGCCACCATTCGCTTGACGGCATCCCGGACGGCCGTGTTGTACGCGGTCACGCCGGTCACCACTTGGCCCGTCGCCGTGTTGAGGATGCCCTGGGTGGCCGCGATCCTGGCGCCGATGTCGGTGACCGTCGCCGCATAGGCCGCCTGCGTGCTCTCGAGCATGACCGTGTTGACCAGGTTTAACTTGTCTGCGCTCTGCCGGTAGTAAGAGCGGAACGCCTGCATCATGCTCGGGGTCGGCTCCGTCACCGCCGGGGTCTGCAGCAGGCCGCGCCTTGCCGCTTCCCGCAGCTTGGGCTCTTCCGTCTTCAGCGCGTCGGTGATGGCCTTTTCCAGGCAGGCCCGGAGCGCCGCGTCCGCGCTGCCCAGGTTGCGCATGATGATGTCCACGCTCTCCCGGTTGACCAGGTCCATCTGGGCCAGCATCTGCGCCTGGTATTCAAAGGACTTATGCGTTTCCCGGTCGTGGATGTAGGGGAAGTGCCGCGCCAGGTTGACCAGCAGCTGGTCCACCACGGAGGCGTACACCTCCGCCATCCGCCAGGACATGTCCGCCAGGAATGCAGGGCGCATTACTCACCACCGCCGCCAAACAGGCTCATGACGTCCACCGTGCCGCCGCTCTTGCTCTCTTCCCGGATGCGCTGCAGCTCCGCCGCGGCCTCTTCCTCGGTCAGTCCCTGTCCGTACTTTGGATCGGTCAGGAACTTGAACTTCGACAGCAGCCCCGCGCCGACCAGGCTCATGCCCTCGGTGATGTTGGTCTGCCGGTCCTGCGTCACGCCGTCGTCGAAGGTGATGTTGACGTGATAGCCGCCGGCTGCCAGGTTCGCCACCTTCTGGCCGTCCCAATCCATGTCGTAGAGGATGGCCACCTCGATGATGTTGCGGACAAGGTGCTCCAGGGCAGGCCGCAGCTGGTTCTGCACCGTGCGGATCGTCTTGTAGGTCTTGCTGTTCTGGCTGACCACCTGGGTGGCGGTCATCATGCCCTGGGACGCGTCAAAGGTGAACGTGCCGGCGCTGAAGCCCAGCTGCAGACAGAGGATGTTGAGGAAGGCGTTGATGGCGTCGATGTGTTCCTGCACCCGGAGGGTCACGCTGTTGTCCGTGATCTTCAGGTCGTTCGGATCATCCGACGCCATGGCCTCATAGGTCTCGTCATTCGCGTCGAAGTAGCGGCACATCGCGCCAGTCTGCGGATCCACCACCGCCCGCACCGCCCGGGCCGGGACGATGATCCTCTTTTTGCCCAGGCGGAACTCCCGGACAAAGGAGTCATAGCAGATGTCCAGGGCGTGGAGGGTTTCCAGCGCGTTGCCGAAGATGCTGACGCCCAGCGGGGAGTTGTCGTCCAGGTTGTTCGCCACCGGCGTCCGCCAGTAGCTGAAGAGCGACTCCCCGACCGGAATGACGGTCTCTTCTTCCAGGGCGGGGTACATCTCCGCCAGGGGCACCCGGATGCCCAGGATGTCCTGAGAGTCCCCGCGCGCGCCCTTCTGCGCCTCGCTCCGGTACAGCTCATTGCGCACGGTGTAGGTCTCACCCGTCCAGGTGTGCCATTCCAGGCGCGTGTAGTACCACCCGGCCTTCGCCACGCGGGAAATGAATACAGCCTCTTTGACTTTGGCATTGTCCCACGACACCGGCACGAACTGGTCCGCCATGCTGTAGCCGATGCGGATCTCCTGCGTGCCGGGGATCTCCGTGCCATCCTCCGCCCGGCCGACTTCCCGCCACACCTTCAGCGCGCTGCCGCCCAGGGCACAGCCCTGCTCGATGGCTTCCTGCATCTTTTCCCGAAAGGCGTTCGCGGTCAGCACATGCCGCACGAACTCGCCCAGCGGGTCAGGATCGGCGCTGTCCCGGCCGTCCATCGTGACGTCGATCTCGCACTCTTCACCCCACACCAGGCCCGCCAGCTCCGCGCACACAGCCTTTGCCGTGTTCAGCCGGTACAGGTTCCGCGTGGCCTGCGGGCTGGCCACCGTGGGCGCGTGCACCAGGTGCCATGGCTTGTAATATCCCCGGTAAAGCATTTTCCACACAAAAATGCCCGCGTCGTAGAACTGCGCGAAGGCGGGGATGCCCGCGATGTCGAAAACTGTCCGATAACTGCGGGCAATGCCCGTGGCGCTTGCTGTCCTGTCCATGAGCCGTCGCCCCCAATCTTTGATCTTTGATACAATCTGCACCCGTATCACCCCCAAACGCCATAGGCTTTGGCGAAGTGGTTGTAAGCGTATCTGGTTTCGTCCATGCTGTGGTTATAGGCGTCAATCGGGCTGCCGTTGGTGTCCACGCAGTACAGACCGGCCTCCTTGAGGAAAGGCTCCGTCCCGTAGCGCGCATCCTCCACCAGGAAGAAGCGCCCGTCCGAAATGCCGCTCTGCAGCATCTCCACGCCCACCATCAGGCCCTTGCTGGTCCCGCGGATATCGTGCGCGTTGTTGTCCGCGCCTGTGGTCGCCAGGCCCAGCTTCTCGATCTCCAGCCGCAGCGCCTTGCAGGCCGGGTCGATGAAGATCCCGCTTTCCCGAATGTCGTACTTCTGCCGCATGTAGGGCAGGAACTCGCCGACGATGTGCCGGGCCTGGTCCGACATGGCCATCTGGCCGCCGTTGTAGTACCAGTTGCCCACCCGGAAGAGCCGGTAATTGCGCGGGCTGGCCAGGACGCCGGCGGCCTCATGGGCGACCAGGTAAAAGCCGATGGACGTGGCGTCCGTCGTGCCGCCGTCACCGGCCACAAAGGCCTCACAGACCACAAGCCCCTCCGGCATGCGGGCCAGGATGTGCTTCTCCGGGCTGAACATCCAGTAGATCACGCCCTCCGGGATGCAGCGCTCGCCCAACCAGTCACGTTTGTACAGGAACGGACTTTTGCGGCAGGCGGTCTCGATCTCCTTCAGCCGCTCCGGGGTCAGCGCCGGGTTATCCGCGCAGGTCCAATGGCTGAAGCTGCTGTCCTGCACCTGCAGCACTTCCCGGATGCACGGATCGGCGGGGGAGGGCGGGTTCAGGTCCGCGATGTGCCACCGGTCCCGGGCCGCGTAGGTCCGGCGGAAGCATTCCTGAATCATGTCCCGGTGCAGCAGATTGATCTCGCAGAAATACACGCTGCCCAGGCTCATGCCCGTAATGGCCTTGTGGCTGTCCGCCTTGCCGCCGCCCTTCCAGTAGACCTTCCTTTCGCCGTCCGGCATAAAGATCAGCAGATGGGCGCCGCTGTCATCATGCGACACCCGGCAGTGCCCGTGAAAGATGTGCAGCAGGCCGAAGCCGTCACCGTCCATGATCAGGCGGTAAGCCTGCTCCGCGCTGTAGGCGGTCACCAGGTGGTTCGTGTCCCGGCTCCGGATCAGGTGCCGGGCGAATCGCATGATGCCCGCGGTGGTCTTGCCGCTCCTGGGCGTGCCCTCCAGCCAGTCGAGCGTGTGGGCATAGGGCGACGTGATCAGCTTCTCCTGCTTCTCTCCCCAGGTGACCGTCATGATCCCGCCCGCCTTTCCATGTCGAGCAGGGACTGCAAGAGGGCATTGTCCGCAGCTGCGCCGGGGAGGATGTCGCCGGTCAGGTCCTTGTAAGCGCCGGTCAGGTCCCGCAGCCGTTTGATGCGGGTCAGGTCCTTGCCGTCATACTCCCGGTGCTCCGTGGCGGTCGCCGCGAAATCGGCAAAGAGCTGCTGCAGCAAGAGCAGGCCCTGGCGCTTGATGTCGGCGGCAATGGTAGCGTTATCAGATGCAATTTCAGCGGTTTTTTGTACAGCTTTTGTCCGTGCTTCGTCCGCTGCATCCGACCGTGCGGCCGTCCAATTCTCCGCGGCGCACTTTTTGCCGATGCAGGTCTTGCTCACGCCGTACTTCTGCGCCAGGTTCCGGATCGACTTCCCGCCGATGTACTCCGCGCGAATTGCGTTCCAGTCTACCCGCTCTCTCTTATCCTCAATGGGTATCACCCCCGTTTTGCGTTCAGCCCTTCCGCCCCCGCCAGCGGGAGGAATAGCCCGTGCGTCCGTGACAGATTCGCGCCGCACCCAACCATGCAAAAGGACCGGGTATGCGCACCCCGGTCCCCGGTCCCATCTTGGGACGATAACAACATAGCACGTTTTTACTGCCCCGAAAGTATTGATTTGTTTTGTTCTTTGTCAAGCAGGTTGAAGAAGGCCCGGCGCGCCCTGAAGAACCGCGTCCGGTCGCTGCTCTTGAGCGCCTCCGGGTACAGGTCACGGATGACCTCCCAGGACATCGGCCTGCACACGTTGAGAATCAGCGCCTGGTACCAGACGCCGCCCTCGACGGCCGCGGCGCAGCGTTCGACCAGGGAGATCTTTGTGATCAGCATTTCCCGGCGCTCCACGGCCCTGCCGGTCGGGTCTCCGGGATCGGTGCCGTGGGGCATGTCATCCACGCCCGCGCCGGAGACGCCCAGCATGGACGCGGCCTCTGTCTGCCACTGCGGATACTGCAGGCAGAAGGCCCGCAGCTCCAGGTAGCGCTCTTTGGAGATCTCCCACGAACCGGGGATGTACGTTCTCAATCGCTCACCCCCTGAGGATGTCCATCAGCTTGATGTAGGTATCGCCGTCCAGGCCGCGGGAACGGTAGGCCGCCGCGATGGCCTCCTTCAGCCGGTAGAGCTGATCCTGCTGGGTGATCAGCAGCCGCTCCTTGGAGGCGTCCGCGTTGCCTGTGAGGTAGTTTTCCAGGGCATGCGCCAGCACCTGATACTTGTACATGGTCCGGTCCGTGGAGACACTGCCGGAGTAGGCATAGCGGTCCTGCGCGTCCCGGTATCGGGATTCCAGGCGGGAGATCTCCGCCTCGATGATCTGGCGGTCTTCGTTGGTTACCATGAATCATGCCCCCCTTGCGTCGGTGTCTTCGTCTTCGATGCCAATGACGAAATCGGCATACTTGCAGTTTTCGCGGTCCCTGGCCTTGATTTCGTGCGGCAGGGAGTTGTCGAGGATCTGCCGGTACGGACAGCGCCGGGCCTCCGTCGGGGTTTTGTCGCACATCATGCACTCATGCTCGCACATGTAGGCCAGCAGCTGGTTGAGCGTCTTTGTGGGTGTGTAGCTGAAGCCCTCGCTGCTCTGTGTCCGGATGCCCGGCGCCTCGACTTTGATGTAGAGCGAGGTGTTGCGGATGTCCTGGCTGATGTGCCGGAGTTTCTCCGGCGGCACGGTCAGCAGCAGCTGGTCGAGGATCGTCTGCAGCCGGGTCTCGATCATGCGGAGATCCCGCCAGAGGTTGGGCACCATGTGCGCCCTGGCCTTGAGGTAGGGAATCAGCTCGGCCATGTGTGAGATGGCCGCGAAAAACGATTGCAGCGCGGCGTACTCTTTGCCGCTGAGTGGTTTGTTTGCCTGAGCCATATGCATCCCTCCAATGCAGACCTTGCGGATAGTCGGGGCAGGGACGGCCGGCCTTGGCACCGCGTGCGGTGAAACGTATGCAAAGCCCACGCACGGTGAGGCCGGTGTCCCTTTCAAAGGAGATAATACGTCGGACCCGCTGGGCGGCGTCCCTGCCCCTGGTCGAGCGCCTGGATGCAACGGCATCCGGCGCGTCATTGCTCTTTACTCCTTCGGCGGTTCGGGCATCCTGTTCCACTTTTCAACAGCCTCGATTTTCGCTTCTGCGCTATGGCTTGATTTGCCGTATTTGTCCATTCTGATATACGGCCCTCTTGCGTAGCAGCTAAAGCAGACAACAGTCCATCCACGCCCGTTCTGTTTGAAAAAAGCGGGGAGAGTTCTTGCGTGGATGTCCGTACTGCCACAGAACGGGCACGGTTTTTTGTCAATCATCCTTCCGTTACCTCCTTCGGCGGTTCTGGAAGTGGCATCCAATGGGTTACGGCATATCCTCTTATCGAAAATGCTTCATTGTGTTCAAGGTCGTACCAGATTTCTTGCCCCTTGTATTTTTCGTAGTGACCGAATCCGAGATATCCGTTCAAATCTTCGTGTTCAAGCCATACGAGTACCTTATTGACTATACTGGTCGGCAGTCTCTCCTTGACGCTGATCCACCCGCCGACGGTCGGCTCTTCTGCGATGATCTCGCGTATTCTCGCCATGCGCTTGACGGTTCCGAACTCCTTTATCGGGATTTCCTCATAGATTCGTCTGTCCAGATTGTCCGCATCAATCAGCCGCATTCCACTTCACCTTCCTTCCGCACTCCGGGCAGAACTTCGCCCGGTACTGCATGTCATCGTGAATCGTGCTTACGAATCCGACGAGATAACCACACACGCCGCAGTTGTACTTGACCCGGATGGCCTCGTCCTCGGCTGTCGGCTCTACAGGCTCCTGCTCTTTCAGCAGTTCCAGAACATCTTTCAAAAACGGAATCATTGTCGGGCAAGTTCCTTTTTCTTCCGGCCTATATGGACATTCAAAGCATCCCGCATCATCGTCTGGATGCTCATGCAGAAAAATACACTCCGTCAATGCCTTAATAATTTTCTCTCTGTCAGGCATCCCACTTCACCGCCTTTCCCCATCAGCACAGAACCAATCAGGCAAGAAAATGCCGTCCAACCCATTGTTGCAACTCTGCGTGTCTTGGTCGTAATGCTTGCAATCCTTGCACCGAACGATCTCAGGCTCCTGCTCCCTGAGAAGGACGATAGCATCCCGTGTCAGCGCGAAGCCGCGCTTTGCACACTCGCCGTCGTACGGGCAGTTGCCGCAGTTGTTCGCTTTCTCACAGCACTCCAGCCCCTTGATTACTTTCTCCCTGTCAGGCATCCCCGCTCACCTCCATTCGCGCCCCGCATCCGGGGCAGTACACTGTTTTTCCCGTAAAGATTTCCCCGCAGTTACTGCACTTCCAAGCATAAGCGTATTCACCAAGATTGCCGGTAGGAATGCCGGCATCATCCCAGTAGGCGATCCGTTCTGTCCGCTTTAAGACTGCTTCCCGCATTTCCTCAACCCTTGCCGTCAGCAGTTTGTTCTCTTCGCGCAAGCCCTTGAGTTCACTCTCATCGCATCCTGTGTGCGTTACCACATCCCGGAGCAATTTCTTGACTTCTGCCGTGGTCAGGGTGATGTTCCCGACCTTGCCGTCAACCCACTCCTGATCCTGCAACACCGCCGCCAGCGCGGTCAGAAAACCTTCTGCATAGCTGATAGCCTTTTGCACATCCATCATTTCCCGTCATCCTCCCCGGTCAGCATCTCTTCGATCTCAACCGCCAGAC